CCAGTTCATCCAGTGCTTGATCCAATGGAATACGGCCTTGTTCGCCAAATGCTTCTTCTCTGGCATGTGCAGGCTGCGTGGCCCACCACTCAATTGTGCCATCGTCTATGGCACGAGTTTCTTGACTTTCCAAAGTAATTCTTGCATAGTAATGCCGGTCGTAGTGCCCTGACCCAAACGGATCAAATGCTTGAGCAGCAATGGTAAGAATACAGGTATCCGGGCCAGTTGCTAGCCCTTCTAGATCGATCATTAAGTGTGCCATGTGTTATTGTAACATAACACATGTCGACGTGCAATCTTTATGTTAGCCAATTACCCACGAAAGTGGTTGTGATCCATCAACATAATTTTTAAGATCATCCAGTAATTTGTCCATTTGTGCTTGTGCTTCTGATTTCATTGCAGTACCATTTAATGATGATCCGCCCTGTGGACCAGCCAGAGTGGCAAACTTCTCACGGGCTTCACCAATGATCATCTTGCAGTTGGCCACCATGTAGTCACGGATCCATTGACTGATTTGAAAGTCACTCAGCAGGTTGAACTCGGGTTTTAAATTGTAGGTCCATAACAACACATTTTCGCCAGTGCCTTTTGGGTCGCGGATAATCTGCAATTTCTTAGTAACTGGATTCCAAGTAAAGTTCATGTAGCCGCCAAACATACGTGCGGCCAGTTCAACATACTGACTGTAGAAGTCGTAGGTGGCCAGGCCGCCGGCCACATTGAAGTTCATTAGGTAAACGTTGACACTGGCTTGACTAAACGGATCAAAGTTTGACGAAAACGGTCCGGCTGCATCGCCAAACGTTCTACGGAAAATCTGACGAACCTGTATGGTTTCCTGAGGCAAGGTGTAGATGTTTACATCCTTGACCAACTCCATAAAGGTGTAACTTTCTTCGTACGCACCCTGAGCACGTTGTCGATACACACCAATTGTTCGTTGATATGCGGCTTCGTAATGCTCTGCATCTAATTCGATATCAATAATCTGTGCGGCCAGTTGTAACTGCACATATTCGATGAGATTTTGCTTCAGCGTGTCTAGACTTGATTGTTCTTCAATGGCCATAGTATGGAACTCCGTTCCATTTTATTTACCAGCTTTTAAGGATGATCAAGTTCTCTGTGCCACGTCCGTTAAACGCGGTTTCTGTTGTGGTCAAGTCCTTGTAGATCTTCCTTGCGGCCGGCTTGCCTGCGGCACCCATGGCTTTGAGCACCTCTGCAGGCTTACGCACGGTTTTTTGCTGGCTTTCTGCTGTGCTGTAGCCAATGACAGAGTTTGACTTTACAGTAAATGCCTGTGCATAACTGTCCGCAACCAGGTGAATCAACTTGCGTTTCTTGGTATCATACAACCAGGCTTCGGCCTTGTCCACTAGGCTTGCGGCAGGCAGTCCTTTGAGCTTGAGCTCTGCAAATTCCGTAATACACTTGAACTTTGCGGCACGTTTCTCAGGCGGCACTGCCTTGACCTTACGCGGCTTGCGTTCGACCTTTTTAATCTGCTGATACGCACCGCAGTCGGAAATTACCAATTCGCAGAACTTTACACAGTTCCGTAATTGTACTTTGGAAAGAAATCCATAGCCTTGCACTAGATCCGGTGTTTTATCTTCCACTACCTGCTCAAACTCCACTAGCTTTCGTTGCCAGATCTGTTTGATGTCATTGATCATTTGCGGAGCAATGTTCATCGAACGCATGAGAGACACTGGCTTGTAGTCGGCATTCAACTTGGCACCACTTGTAATAAACTCGTCAAACATGCCTTCCATCTCACCTGCACATTCGGTTACCTTTTCACGCAGACGGTCTTGGATTGTGATCTTTGGCACTGCGTCTTCGACAACCGCTACCTGTTCCACTACTTCGTCCGGTTTGGCTTCTAAAATCTCAGCCAGTAGGCTGTCTAGTTTGGACTGTTCCGTCTCTGTCAGTTCCAGTCCCACCATACTCATGCGGCACAACCAACCTGTGGTCAGGCGAATTGAACTGTCAGGAATGCGTTTAAGGGTACGCACGTCTGCTTTACGACCATGCGTTTCTAGATAATTTACAATCATCTCACGTGCATCTTTCTTGCCGTAAAAATAGTTGTACCAGGAGAACGCATGGCTGAGGGCACTGATACGATTGTCAACTGGCTGAGTTTTCCACGTGGGTTCCATGCCCATGGCATTGGTATCTGCACTGCGTGGGTTTAAAGGGTTAACGGGTTTTGTTGCAATCATGTTAGTCCTTACTTAGTTTTGGGCAGGTGTTTTACAGCGTCAAAAAGTTTAGCGGCACGTTTAACGTCAAAATTTTTGTGCTTGTACATCCAGGCCTTTTTGCGTTCTGCCACTTCCAGGGCTTCTGCCAGTTTCCACTTGGTATTGAAGTCCACTGTCATTATAATGCGGCTCATGTCCACAATATCCAATGCATACTCCACCCATTTTTCTGTGGCTTTTACCTTGTCATAGGGCTGTATAAAACCCTTGCCTTTTGGGCCTGTGTACTTTGTTAAAAAGTTAGCGGCTTTCATATTTGCTCCTGTATTGAACAAGCATGTATTATAGCAGGGATTGAGTTTGTTGTCAATCCCTGCTATCGGTGTTGTTTTTAGAACACAGTGCCGCGAAACTGCTCGTAATCGTAGAATGCTACTAAAGTATTATCTCGGAAGTAAACTGTGATACCGCCCAAATCCTCGCGGGCATCCCATGCTGTCTGTTCCAAAATAACATTGGTTGCACGTACCTCAAGCTCGTCCATTAAGTCGTCGCCTGTGTCCCTGTAGCTTTGCAGGGCTTCTGCCTCATAATCTAAAGTGTATACTTCAGTATTATTAATTTGTGCGCTTTGTGCATTTGTAAGCATGGTGACTCCAGTTGTTGTTAAGCCCTAATTATAGCAGTTTGAAAATATTCAGTCAACCAGCACCATAAATAACGTATGCCAAGACTTAGCCTATATCGCCCCAATCGCACTGCCGACTACAAGTTTCTGGACAGAACCATTGCAGAAATGTACACTGTTGGTGGCCTAGACATATACATCCACAAGTACATGGGTCCAGCCACAGGCGACCCTGGCGATGCAGATGCTACTTTACCTGTTTACGACACTCAAAATCCCTTGTTCATCGAAGACCTACTGTTGCTAGAAAACCGTGATCGTCAATACGATCCAGATGTGTATGTACAACGTGGTGTGTACCGTGTGGCCGACATTGATTTTGATCTTACACAGTTTGGCCTGTTCCTAAACAACGATACCTTGTTCATTACATTCCATTACAATGACATGATTGACACTCTAGGCCGAAAGCTCATGACAGGTGATGTGATTGAAATTCCCAATTTAAAAGATTATCATCCGCTAGACAAGAGTTTAGCCAAAGCATTACCTCGTTGGTATGTTATTCAAGATGCGGCGTTTGCGTCAGAAGGTTTCAGTCAGACTTGGTTGCCGCACCTGTGGCGGGTCAAAGCCACTCCAATGGTCAATGCTCAAGAATACAACAGTATTACCAAGCAGGCATTTGAACCCAATAACCTTTGGGATCCGGGCAACTATTATCCTGCCGGTACTATTGTGAACAATGGTGACAAGTACTATACTGCTACCGGCAACGTGCCACCGGGCACAGATATAACCAATACCACTTACTGGACAGAAAAGACACCAGACACCATTGCAGAAAAAACTTCTACTCGCACAAAAGACCTAGCACTAAACGATGCAATTTTAGTGCAAGCAGATGTAGAAGTTCCACTGACTGGGTATGACACTGTGAAGTTTTATATTCTTCCCACCACAGAAGACGGACAGCCAGCACAGTCAGGTCTAACTGCAGATCAAACACCGCCCACTGTAGACGGTACTCAAGGTGGCCAAGGTCTTACTCCAAACTCAGATGGCTACACAATTGGCTACTTGACCGGAGATGGCATTGCTCCAAACGGATTACCTGTGACTCCAGGAGTTAGTTTTCCAGCAATGCCTGCAATTGGCGACTATGCACTACGATTAGATTATTTTCCAAATCGCCTGTTTCGTTATAATGGTGCAACATGGATCAAAATTGAAGACAGTGTTCGTATTAAACCTGTGTTTGAATCTGAAGGACCAGCAGCCTCACAGCGAGCCAGCTTTGTCAACAACAGAAACACAGTGCAAACCACGGATCGCGGTGCTATTCCAAGTCGTCAGAGTCTCAGTGACATACTCAAGCCCAACGCAGACAATGGTGGTTAACCAACAATGACAACAGAGAATTCAGCCGCAAATCCAATGTTCTTTTACGACGAACAAATACGTCGCTTCTTGCTACAGTTCACCCGTATCTTTTCAAACTTTCAAGTAGAATACGGGCGCAACGAAGAAGGCACAGCACATACTCTAGTACGTGTGCCCATTAGATATGGTGATTCCAGCCGGCAGGTGCAGACCATCATGCAGAACAACTCTGCTGGTTTTATGACATCGGTGCCAATGATGAGTTTTTATATTTCTGGATTTGACTATGATCGTCCTAGAATGCAAGAACCCTACTATGTTAGCAATATTGCTGTGCGCCAACGCACATACGATGATGTCACTGACACTTACGAAACCACACAGGGTAATGCGTTTACTATTGAACGACTGATGCCTGTGCCTTATAAACTAACACTTAAACTGGACCTGTGGACCAGTAACACCAATCAAAAGATGCAGTTGTTGGAACAGATTGTGGTGTTGTTTAACCCTGCGTTGGAAATTCAAAGCACAGACAACTATCTTGACTGGACCAGTTTGAGTATTGTTGAGTTAGAATCAACACAATGGACCAGTCGATCAGTGCCAGTCGGAACTGAAGATCCAATTGATATTTGCACAATGACATTTACTCTGCCAATTTGGATTAGTAGTCCAGCCAAGGTTAAGAAATTGGGTGTGATTGAGCGTATTATCAACAACATATACGATGCCAATGGTGATGCTTCAAATGCAGTGCTAAACAACGACCTGTTGCTGGGTACACGCAGGATAATTACGCCATGGGAGTATCAGACCTTGTTGATCGGCAACAAGCTACAGGTGTTACGTCCCAATGCTGTAGTAAACGAACCCAATGCCAGTTTGACGCCGCAAGATAACCCATCAAGTAATTTGTTGTGGGCTGCTGTGGTTGGCGCTTACGGAGTGTTGCGCCCGGGCATTAGTCAGATCTTTTTAGAACAACCTGATGGCACAGAAGTTGCCGGAACTGTGTCGTATGATCCCACCGACGACCGATTTATGCTGTATAATATAGACGAAGACACTATGCCGCAAAACACCTTGTCACCTGTGCGATCGGTAATTGACCCACTTCGCAGTGGACCTGGTGTTGGATTGCCAGAGCCTGTAGAAGGTCAGCGTTACTTGTTGACCGACAACACTGGCAGTGACAGTAGCTATGCCGAGGCATGGCAAGGAACACTGGGACAACCATTGATTGCCAAACAAAATGACATTATTGAATATGTAGATAATCGATGGCAAGTAGTATTTGAAAATACCTCCAGCCCTGATAACACACAATATGTAACCAACATAACCACCGGAATTCAATACCGATGGACAGGCACAACATGGATCAAAAGCTATCAAGGACTGTATCCAGGAGGCCAATGGAGAATAGTACTGTGACGGCTGTAGGTGTTTGGTTCTACAGTGTCAGCACACAACGGTATCTTTACCTGTTGCGCAATGACTCACGTCATCCAGACTCATGGGGATTGCCCGGGGGCAAGATTGACTCTGGCGAAACACTGATTGAAGCAATGACACGCGAGTGTACAGAAGAATTAGGCAGTATGCCCGAATATCTACGATTGGTGCCCATTGAAAAATTCACCAGCAGCGACGGTGGGTTTGCCTATCATACATTCTTTTGCAGTGTGGCACAGGAGTTTGCTCCGGTACTGAATGATGAACACATTGGATGGGCCTGGATTGCATCGGGCACATGGCCAAGACCCATGCATCCGGGGCTATGGTCAACTGTGAACTTTGATGCTGTTCGCGACAAAATGGCCACTGTGGAACAC